CAACACTTGACAGAATTTCGGTTGTCTGGTGTGAAGTGTGTACCCCCGTGAGGAATTTTTTAACTCAGTGTCTCCCACTCCCAAAAACTTAAAATTCATTTTGTGGTAGCCAAAAACAAGAAAGGGGTACCCCCCCTTCTACTCATTCCTTTTTTCTACAAAAAATATTATAGTTTTCAGTTATGCGAACGGGAGTGATCTACCACCAAAAATGCAGCAGGTATTGTCCCAGTAGCTTGAGACCATGCTCATGCTTCTTCATCTTCTTTTTAATCTCTTCTGTTTGCTGTTCGTCTGTTAATAAAGCAATCCTATACCAAAGCAGGTTCTGATCGTGTACGATGCTCTCTAAGGATTCTATGATTAGGGTGAGCTTGTTGTCCCACTCCTGCGGTGTGAGATGATCTGGGTAGCCATTGTTCAGCTCTTTGAATCTTTTGAGACGAGGAAGAAGCCAGACCGCTAGTTGGCGGTCCAGATCCCAAGTAATGTCATCAGAGAAACCTCTCGTGACCTTCTGGTACAACCCTTTGAGCTTTGCTACCACGTTTACCATTGTATTTCCATAAACCGAGGATGGACATGGAAGCTCTCAACCCAGGCTCGGCGAAGGAGATGTAGAGCTTGTAGCAGCGTTGGCATTTGAATTTACGGAGTGTTTCTATCGGAAACTTCACGCCGCAGGAAGCACACCTAAACTGCACTGACTAAGTATACACCGACCAATCAAGGAAATCAAAGTTGCATTCGCTGGGATAACTATGTAACATTGCCCTTATCCTACAACTTCCTCCACCAAGGAAGTACATCCACGGACAGTGATGAGCTGTCCGTATTTGTTGTCTCGTGCAGATGGGGCACCGCAGTGCTTTTGAGCACGCGGATGTACCCTTTTAAAAAAAGTCAAAGAAACACTTGACAACAATTAGGCAACTCATGTAAAATCTTTTAAGCGAAGCAGGGGGAAGTAGACGACTGAGTCGGCACGGGCTTGGAAGCGTCGCCCGGTAGGGACTAGCTTCCCGCCCTCCGACGAAGAAGTATACGACCCACCGAAGAGCCTACGGCAGTGTGGCTCGAGGGACGAGCCAACGAGTTTTCCTCAGAAAACGAGGTGAGTGAGGCTGCGAGACTTAAAAGATGAAATTTGCAAAATGAAATCTTTTCGCGTAGAATAGCTTTGTATCACATTCCTACCACCTATGGAACGAAGCTTGTTAAAGGTAACTACTAAGGATTTAGTAGAAGCACTGAAGAAGAAGAGTTATACTGGCAGTGAGAAGTTTTCTATATATATGGATGATGGCTCAAGTGGTTTAGGAGTGCTCAGGGAGTTGGAGATAGATCGTGTGAATGTATTCAAGGCACTGTACGATAGATCGTGGCAGTCAAGACTTACGCGAGCACATGAGTGGGTGGTGGATGGTGAGGTGGAGTATGCTGTTGACTATATCCTTGTCATTATGAATTATGGAAATTGAAGAATTAGAGAAGACGCTGGAACATGCTTTGATTGTGTTTAATGAGATGCAAGATCTTCATCTGCGTCTGAAGGGTAGTGACAACTACCAGAAGGATATTAGGCAAGAGATGGTGTACCTGCTCTTGGATAGGATTAAAGAGAAGAGTGCTGAGTATGAGATGTTAAAGGAGCAATACGAAAAAGGATTTCTTTCCCTGAAACAACTTGGAGGAAGCAACAAAGAATGATATCGAAGAGGAGCTGCTAAAGCGTGGACTTGCAAGAGCGAGTCTGTCTGACTTCATAAAGTATTGTTATGTGAATTATAAGGATGGTAAGCATCTGAAGGTTCTCTGTGAGAATCTCCAAAGAGTTGAGGAGTATATCAGGACAGAGGGCAAGAGTGGAATTGGGAGATTGATGATTACGCTTCCACCTCGTCACGGCAAATCGCTACATGTTTCGGAGCATTTCCCTGCTTGGTTTTTAGGAAGGAATCCTGATAAGAGAGTTATTATAACGAGTTATGGTGCTGAGCTTTCTGAAGGATGGAGCTTGAAGATTAGGCAGTTGGTTGAAGGTGTTAAGTTCCAGTCTATCTTTGGGAAGAGTTCTGCTTGGGATCATCAAGTGGAGATTGATCCCGACGCGAGGAAGCTGCAGGCGTGGGAGATAAGGGGGAATACAGGGGGTTTGGTTGCAGTTGGTGTGGGCGGAGCGACAACTGGAAAGGGAGCACATTTACTGATTCTCGATGATATACTAAAAGATCGTGAGGAGGCCGACTCAGATACTATTAAGAATAAGATGTGGAGTTGGTACACAGGTGTTGCAAGAACTCGATTGCAGAAAGGTGGTGCGATAATTGTGGTTGCTACCAGATGGACTGCAGATGACCTACCAGGAAGATTGCTTGAAATGCAGAGCGAGAAGTGGGCACTACTCAACTTCCCTGCAGTAGCAGAGGAGGATGACCTTCTGGGAAGGAGGAAGGGGCAAGCACTCTGGCCAGCTATGTTTGATATCAATGCCTTGAATGAGATTAAGGATGATATCGGTCCGCGTGACTGGGCTGCACTATATCAGCAACGGCCATCAAATGTGGACGGAGATGTGTTTAAGCACGAGTGGATCACCTACGGGAAGATGCCTGAGAGGGAGGATATCAGTAGATGTTATCAGGTGTGGGATACTGCTTTGACGGAGAAGAAGGAGGGTGACTACTCCGTTGGTGCCAATATACTTGTTACAAGAGATGGATTGTTTGTGTCTGACATCATCCGCGGACACTTCAGTTTCCCAGAATTAAAGAGGAAGATGATTGATTTCCATATATTGTGGAATTCTGTCTTCCGTGTGAGTAGGGTGTACATCGAGAATAAGGGTAGCGGTCAGTCTGCAATACAATCGCTGAAGAAGGATACCAACCTACCAGTTATTCCTATCAACGTGGAAGCAGACTTCGGCAAGTCTAAGCTGCAGCGTGCAAATGCCGCCGCTGGGTATATCGAATCCGGTCGTGTGTACTTCAGGCAGAACGCCGCGTGGCTGGACGAGATGATAAAAGAGATGACCACCTTCCCCCGTGGCAAGACTGATGACATCGTGGATGTGATTGTGTACGCTTGCCTACTCTCTCAGGGTGGAGGCAAGGCTCCCAAGAGGCTCATGCACAGTGATATCGATGCTGGACCCATGACAAGACACAAGCGTGTGATGGGCATGGAGTGGGGTATGTAGTTGCCACTTGAAGGAACACCAACAAGTGTTGTAGAATACAATAAATCACAAATAAAATAACCTATGGACGAAATAACAACCTTCACCGAAGGTAACAATGTGCCATTTGTCGAGGATGCGTTAAATAAGCAGAAGTCCTACAAGCCAACATCAGAGGAGCAAAAGAAGCTTGTTAGGATTCGTGCTCGCTATGAGGAGGATATGCTGCCTGCACAGCAGCCATTCCATGCCGAATGGGATGAGGCAAATGATGCGTACGAGAACACACTGGATGGAGACATACTGAAGGAGAAATTCCGTATATCGATTTCGCATATAGTTATTAACGCTGGTATGGCAGAGAAGATTGATGCGTTCGCAGATATCGCCATCGGCACACAGGAGCCTAATGATAGGAATAAGATCCCGTATCTGGAAGCTGCAAAGCTCCACGCACTAAGGCAAGCAAAGTGGGATAAGACAAAGATGGAGGCACTGAGGATATCAATGATTTATGGGCTGTGCCCAGTCCGTATTTACTACAGCAGAGAAACGCGGAGGATTCAACAGCGTGTTTCATCGGAGACTGACGCAGGATTTGAGATCACAATGCAGGAGGTCACTGACTTCCCATTCGATGATATTCGATTTGAAGTAATTGATAATCCACGCAGATTCCTCATCGACGATTCGGCAAAGAATATTGACCAAGCGGAGGACTGTGCACTTATAACAGAGGTAAACTGGAACTTCTTCAAGCAGAAGGTTCAGAACGATAACAGGTATAAGAACGTGGAGTACGTGCAACCTGGTACAGATTTCACGATAGACATACAAGGTAGAGAGGTTACCCCTGAACAGCAAGCGGTTGGAACGAAGGGCACCAAGGTGAGGATCGTAGAATACTGGAACAAGATACGCGATGAGTATGTAATGATAGCAAACGGAGTTATGATTAGGGATACGTCGTTGGTGGATGACCATAAGCAGCTTCCTTTTGCTGTTCTCCACCAGTACCGCAGACCACATTCATTTTACTCAAAGGGTGTACCTAAGCTCCTTGAATCGCTTGAGGAGTTGTACACATCTATTATGCGTGCAGAGGCAAGAGCGACGAAGCTTGCATTCCCTATTCTTGCTACTGCAGAGGGGGTGTCATTGGACACACGTGCAGTCGCTACATATCCTGGTGTGGTATTAGAGGGTGCACACGATAACGCATCGCTTATGCAACTTGGTACTGTGCCAAGAGAAGCATACGCATTGAAGGACAAGATCGAAGAACTGGTCATCTGGCTCACTGGTATCAACTTCAAGCAGGTGATCGGACAGGAAAATGAGAGAGTTGGCATTGCGGCACTAAAGAAGGAGAGCATGATGTCAAGAATAAACATGATTCTCAGAGAGAATGAGGCAGACTTCCTTCTTCGGCTTGGAGACTTCTTGATCCAAGATATTCAGCAATACTACCCAGTACCACGAGTAAGGAGGCTTATGAAGGTGGATGATGCGGATGACGTGCATGAAGATGAACTTATCCGCGACAAGGATGGAAACCCTGTCGGCAGACTGGAAATAAGGAAGATCCCGCTTAGTGGTATGAAGCTTAGTGAGGATCGTTCACCGCATGGTGCATTCTCATTAAGGAGGAACGTGGATGGCGATAGTTACATCTTCGCGAGAGCAGAGTACATTCGGACAGCAAGCAAGCTTGACGTTCGTGCAGTCAGACCTTCTGCCATGGGATCGAGTAAGGAGGCAAAGAAGCTCTCGCTCACTGAACTATCCGCACATGCAATAAATGTAAACGCATCAGCAATGGAAGAGGATGAGAACGGAAGGCCAATCCCAAATCCAATATGGAATCAGCAGTACATTGAGGAAGAACTTGCGAAGTCACACGATCTTGATGTTGAGAAGGCTATCTTCTCTGCTACGATGGACGAACCAGACGCTGAGGAATCTATGATCGAACTCACAGATCAGTTCACTTCTATGTTGAATCCTCCATCCGCCCCGCCTGCCTCACAGTTGCCTGTCCCCGGCACTGAGCAACCAATACCACAGCCAGTACAATGATAAAGAACCTACTCACCAATTTCTTCCAGAGAATCCGCAAACGAGAATATATAGAGGATATTCTCTATGGAGAAAAGGAGTTGAGCTTTAAGGATAAGAAGGCGATTGCATCCCTGATAGGAACAGATGAGTTCAGGGTGTTCGAGAAGTATCTTCAGATCAAACAACGGGGAAGGGCAAAGAGATTGCTCCATTGTCCGGAGGGGGATATGGGGTACATCCGCAGAGAGATAGGTATTATCGCAGAGATTACCGCAGATATGTCACGATTCTGGGTGGAGATACAGAACCCAGAAGTTTCCGCATCCGTAAAGGAGGGAAACACATTCACCAATAAGTAGCTATGAAGTTCCTCACTGATAAGAACAAGAGACATTTCAAACTCCTCCAGTGCGGATGTTTTCCTTGCAAGGCTTGTAAGCTTAACAATAAGGTAAATGGTAATTATATTGTCCTACAAGACAAAGGCACTGAATCGGTGGATGGATCTCGGGCGTATCGTATATTTTTCACATGCAATTATAGCTCTCACTTTAGCTTTGTTG